TGGCCAAAGCTAAGAAGGCAGCCAAAAAGGATCTGCTGCCCTCGGACCCTGATGAAGCCTTGGCCGCGATCGACACCGACAACCCCACGCTCGCCAGGCTCGTCTTCAACTTCAACCAAAGCTGTGATGCCACGGCGAATGCTCGGCGGGAAGCGGAGATCTATCGGGACTACTACGACGGCAAGCAGTGGAGTTCCACGGAACTCGCGGTCTTGGAGAAGCGCGGCCAGCCGGCCATCACCGACAACCGGATCAAGGACAAGGTTGATTACACTTTAGGCCTCGAGCGCAAGCTCAGGACCGATCCCAAGGCCCAGCCCCGCACTCCCGAGGACGATGCAGGAGCGGATGCTGCGACGAGTGCTTTGCGGTATGTGGCCGAGTGCAATCACTTCTCGCAGATCAAGTCCAGCGTCTTTGAGAACCTGGCGATTGAGGGCTGTGGGGGATGTGAGGTCATTGTTGATAACAAGACCTACGCCAAGACGCAGAACAAGAAGGTCCTAATTCGCTACATCCGCTGGGATCGCTTGTACTGGGATGCGCATTCGCTGGCGAAGGATTTCACCGACAGCCGCTATTTCGGCATCGTCAAATGGATGGACCTGGATGAAGCCAAGGCGGCGTATCCGAAGCTCTCGCAGATGTTCGACCTGTTCACCGCGCAGAGCTTTGCGCCCGGTTCCCCGACCTACGATGACAAACCTCGCTGGTTCGATCGGGGACGTAAACGCGTGCAGATCCACGAGCAGTATTACCGAAAGGGTGATACGTGGATGCGCGCCGTATTCTCCCGGGCGGGATTCATCGAAGAACCTGCCGAATCGGTTTATCTCGACAGTGAGACGGGCAACAAGGAGTGTCCGCTCATCCTGCAGTCGATGTATGTAGACAAGGAGGGCAATCGCTACGGGATTGTGAAGCGCTATAAGGATCTACAAGACGAGATCAACAAGCGTCGCTCCAAGTCTCTGCATTTGCTCTCGGTGAACCAAGCACTGGCTGAGAAAGGCGCTGTGGAGGACAAGGAGGCGGCCCGTAAAGAGCTGTCGAAGCCGGATGGGTTCGTCGAATACACCCCCGGCATGAAGCTCGAGGTGCGCGAGAACGCAGACCTGGCCGAAGGGCAGTTCAAGCTCCTACAGGAAGCGCAACTGGCCCTCTCGGCCACCGGACCCAATGAAGCGCTCCTGGGTACCACGGGGGATTTATCGGGTCGCGCGAAGCAGCTGGATCAACAGGGTGGAATGATCACGCTCGGGATTCAGGGCGACAGCATCCGCTTCTGGCAGAAACGGGTAATGACCGCGGCGTTTAACCGCATGAAGCAGTTCTGGAGCTCCGAGCAGTACATCCGCATCACGGAGGGGGAACAGACGAAGTTCATGCCGGTGAACTCGACCTACCCGGACAACCATCCCCATGTGCAAAAGGGGATGAAAGTCCCCGGTGCGCGGATGAACGTGATGGCCGACATGGAAATGGACATCATTATCGATGAGGCGCCGGAAGTGGCTACGGTGCAGCAGGAGGACTTCCAGGCCCTGACTAGCCTGGCAGGTGAAGCCCATATCCAGATTCCGCCTCAAGCCTTGATCGAGGCTTCGGGACTCTCGAGCGCGACCAAGAAGAAGGTCTTGGATGCGATGTCAGGGAAGTTACCTGATGGAACGGAGATTCCGCCGCAAGTGCAGCAGATGCTCCAGGCCAAAGAGAAGCAGATCAACGATATCGCGCAGGCTCAGCAGCAGAAGACCCAGGAGCAGCAAGCCGCCGAACAGGAGCTGGCGCAGCAGACCTCCGAGGTGAAGCTGCAGATGGCCAACCTGAAGGCGATGCAGGACGGACTGCAGGCCAGGAGCGCCGCGTTGGAAGCGCAGTTTGCCGCCCGCCAACAGGAGCTTGAGGCACAGATGGAGATGCTGAACGCCAAGGAGATCGAGTTGAAGTCACTGCAATTGTTGGCAGCTCAGAATCTCAAGGCCACTCAGGATGCGGCCAACTCAGTGGTGGATGGGGCGGCCAAGGAAGCGGCCATCAACACACTCACCGCCAAATTGGAAGCACAACAGGTCGAGCACAAGAAACAGGTCTCGGATCTGGCCTTGCAGCACAACCAGCAGCTGCACCAGGAACGCGAGAGGGCGCGCACAGCACAACAGCAAGAGCAATCGGCTAAAGCGAACGGTGCCGAGAAAGCGAAGCCGCGAAAGATCACGGTCGAACGTGATGCCCAGGGCCGCGTGAGCGGTGCGACCGTCAACTAAATGGCCGGTGCAATCCGGCAGGTGTTCACCTTTGACCCTGCCCCCAGCAACCTCGGCGGAATCGCGGGGACGCCGAGTCATTTTCGCGCCACTACATCAACGCCCACGCTGCCCAACAGCACAATCGTGGTTGTGGCGTGTATCGCGAATCTCAGCAGCAATACGGTCAATGGGATTTCGGATTCGACCAATCCGGCCTATACGTCTCTCGATCATCTCACCAAGCCCTCGGACGGGCTGGATATCGGGAGCTACTATTTCCCGAATGCGGGAGCGATCGCGGCAGGAGACGGAGGCGATGCGACCGGCGGCAGCACGACGACCTGTCAGGACACGGCCAAGGCATGGACGACGAATCAGTGGGTTGGGGCGACCTATTTCAATCTGAGTAATGGCGCCACTTCGACTGTCACCTCGAATACAGCCACACAGCTGACGTTCGGTGCGACGAGCGCGACGGCCGCCGGCAACCGCTACAGCGTGGGCGGGTATGTCGATATTCAGGTCTCCAACTTCGACGATTACAATGCCGCTATTTGCGTCGAACTTACCGGGCTGAGTGCCTCACCGCTCTTAGGTCATAACGCCACGCAGGCGAGTTACACGGCTGGAACGGACAACGCGGTTTCAGGTACAGCTGCCCTGGGCTCATCGCCCGGCATCATTCTGGGCTTTGCCATCGCAGATGTGAGTCTGTCGAGTGTTCCGGCTACGGGCACGGGCAATACCAGCTCGAGCGTCGTGTGGAAGTGGGATCAGGCGCAGTTCAACGCCCGCCTGCAGTATCGAAACGCGAGCAATCCCGGTACCGCCGGCAGCAATTTCAGCGCCCTCACGAGCGATCACTATCAGGTTTTCATGATGGCCTTTGCGGATGCCTCCGCTGCGACCAAACAACTTTTGACCCTAGGACTAGGCTAAATGTCAGCGAGCAATGCATTCGAATCCCAGTTGATGTTGTTGATATTCAACAACACGAATGCGGCCAACGTCGGGGACGCGACCGGTTTGCGTGGCTCTACGACCGCGGGCAGCCTCTTCATTGCCTTGCATACCGCCGATCCAGGCGAGGCGGGCGATCAGACGACGAGTGAGGCGACCTATACCGGCTATGCGCGGGTGGCGGTCGCCCGTTCAGGAGCGGGTTTCACGGTCTCGGGCACCGCACCCACTCAAGCGGCGAACGCGGCAGCTGTGACTTTTGGGGCCTGTACGGCCGGTTCCAGCACCTGTACTTACTTCTCCGTTGGGGTAGCCACCTCGGGTGCCAGTGTGATCATTGCCAGTGGAGTGCTGACGGCACAATTGGCTGTCACCGCCGGCATTACGCCCTCGTTCGCGATTGGCGCTCTCGTTGTGACGCTCGACTAAATGCTCTTCTCGCGCGTCAAAGCTCTCGTCGGGATGGGCGAGAACGCCACTGATGTTAGCATTCCATTCAGTCTCGTGGCCGCAGCGACAGCGAATGTAACGCTGATCTGCAATCGGCCCTGCGTCGTGACGTCAATTCACGCGATCAACGTTAATGCGGCAGTTCGGTACCTACGCCTATATGACAGCGCGACAGTCCCTGTGGCCGGCGCCGGAACGCCCATACGTCGTTACGGCATTCCCGGAGCGACCACGGGAGCGGGTTTTATCCTAGCCCCGACAGTGCCCTTCGCATTCGCCGCGGGCCTCGGCATCACGATGACCACAGGTTCAGCAGATACCGATACGGCCGTTCTCACGGCCGGCGACGTCATTCTCACCATCGAGTACGTATGAGCGACGCTCAACTACAAGTAGCCCCGGATGGCGCCGGCAAGATGGTCGATATGGACCTTACGTCCACGGCCGCCGGCGCCGCGATCTACCGTCAACGGGCCGTACTGGTAGGCGATACCGGCAACGTGCTGTGTGAGTTACTCGCCAATAGCCGCGCGCAACTGGCGGTGCTCAGAGCCATCCTGGAAACGCTACAAGCTACCTCCAACGTCAACGTCTCTGAAGACGACTTTCCACCTCCATAGGATTCCCCATGCCACTGCCCAATTACGTTCAGGTCGGCCCCGCCCTCGGCGCCGACGGCACCCAGATGGCCGCTCGCGCGGGTCGCTTGGGCGATTCGATCGTCTCCGAGCTCCACGGCCGCTATTACGAGCAGGCGGTTCGCGGCAATCTCTTCGTAGCACGCGCCATCGTGACTGCGCCGGTTATCTTCAGCACTGCTGCTGGTACTGGTGGGCCACTGCTGTGGAATGGCAGCACTAACAGAAACGCCGTCATTCTGGGGATTGGTGTGCCGCATACCGTGGTGACGACGGTTGCGGCTGCACTGGGACTGACTGGAGCGGCGGGACAAGTCTCGGCCCCGGGCTCTACGACCGCGATTGACACGACGTCCAACCTCTTTATCGGGGGTAGCGCATCGGCGTGTACCGCTTACCGTGTCGGAACACCCACGAATGCCGGAACGTTCTTCTGGCCGCTCGCGCAGGTTCACACCGGTGCGCTCACCGTGGACACGTTCGGCAATGGTTGGATCGATGTGGGTGGCGCGTTGATTGTGCCGCCGCAGTGTTGGTGCTCGATTGCGGCCTCGGCCACTGCCACCACGTTGGTAGGGCAGTTCAGCATGGTGTGGGAGGAGGTCCCCGTCTAACGCTGGGGTAACCCATGTTCATAGACCTGCGGTCGCAGTGGGAAGCCGCGACCTCGGGTGCGATCTCGGGAACGGCTTCCCTCGCGTTCGATCAAACCGGCACTCTCACCGGGGATGGAGCATTAGCCGGCACGGCCGCGCTGACATTTGGCCAGTCGGGAGTTCTCACCGGGTCGGGCGCCCTCGCAGGGACCGCGGGTCTGGTCTTTGGACAAATCGGTGCGATTACGGGCGCGGGAGCACTCAGCGGCTCCGCGGCACTGATCTTCGGCCAATCTGGGGCGATCACAGGCGCCGGCGTCCTCGCGGGCTCTGCGGCCCTCGTATTCGGTCAGACGGGTACGCTCACGGGCAGCGGAGTGCTCGCGGGCTCGAGTGCCCTGACGTTCGGACAGACTGGCGCATTGACGGGTACCGGCGCCTTAGCGAGTTCCTCCGCGCTTGTCTTCGGGCAGAGCGCAACGCTGACGGGATCGGGCGCACTCGCCGGACTCTCGGCGCTCGTCTTCGGCGCCAGTGCAACCGCCGATGTGCCTTCGGGATCCATCAGCGGCACGACCGCGATCACGCTGAATGCCTCTGGCACCCTGACAGCCTCCGGCACGTTGGCTGGCATCGCGGGAATGCTATTCGATGCATTCGGCACGCTCGATCAGCCATTCAGTGCACAGCCTGGCCCAGTCGATAGTCCGCGCATTGCAGAAGGGTTCTACCGCCGCAAGAAGCGCCGCAAACAAGGCTTACTAGAGCTACCCGCGCCGGTCTTCATCTCGCCGGCTAGCTTTGAGCGGGCACCGCCGCAAGCGGTCATCGACAAGGTTCCCGACTTTACGACGCTCGCCCAAACACTGGGCGAGGCGCCCGCAGCACTGAGTGCGCGGATCGATCGTGAAATTGAATTTCTGATGCGCGAGCAGGCAGAACGAGACGACGAAGAAGCGCTCGTATTGATTCTCACGGCATTGGACTAGCGCCGCCGGCTTTAAGGGCGTTCATCGGGACTCCTCTCCGTCAATGAGGAAACTGGACGCCGCAGTGCGGGCGCTTCGTGAATAAATCCAAACGATAGGTGGATGTATGGCTGACGAAAGTCCGTCTCTGGACTCGTTGATTGGTAATCGTGCGCGTGATGAAAACGGGCGTTTTGTCTCGGTGACGCCGACCGAGGAGCCGAAGGCAGAACCGAAGGTGGAGGCGAAAGCCGAACCCAAGGT